ATTATTTACACCTCCTATAATTTTTTTTTTTAATTTTTTATTATTATATTTTCTATATCTTCGTACTAATAGATTTCCTCCATCTTGTATAATGTCATCTTCTACTTTTTCATCTTCTATAAAACTTGCAGGTTGACAAGAAAGATATGATTGTGAATAATCTCCTAAAGTTTTAAACATTAATAATATAGAATTACAAATTTTAATTTCATTTCCAAAAGCTTCTTTTATAATAGTATAAATCTTTTTATGTCCATTATAATTATTATCATATATATATTGTTTTAATCTTTTTATACCTAATTTAGGTATTTCAATATTTTTTTCTATTTTTGTGATTCGATTTTTTATATTAAAGGTAAATATAATTCCATCATCTTGATCATTTTCATCATCATCTTCATTTTGTGTTGTTTTTTTTTTATTATTACCTAAATTTTTTAGTAAAGATTTAAAATTATTCATATTTAGAATATTATATTCTTCAAATTCATTTTCTCCATTTTTATTATATTTAATAGTCTCTTTTAGTGTAATTTCATAATTATCTAATTCATTATAAATTTTTTTTACATCAGGTATAACTTTATCATTAAATAATTTAAATTCGAATTTTAATCTTTTTTCATCAGGATATATTAATTCTTTTTCATTTAATTTTTTTATATTATAATAACATGCTGAATCAATTATTGTTCCAATTGATGGTTTTAATTTTATTTCATAATTTGTATGTACTTCTTCATTTTTAACAAACTTTTTAAATTGTCCTATTATATCAACATATGTAAAATTATATTGTAATTCATCAAATTCCTCTTTATCTTCATTATTAAAATTATAGTTATAATAAAATTTATAATATTCATCTCTTTCATATAATTGTTGTAAAATTTCAAAACATATATTTTCTGGTGTTTTTTTTATTTTATTTATAATTTCTTTTTTTTGTTCATCAATACTATCATTTAGTTTATATTTATCGTTAAAAAAAATTTTTATATCTTTATTTAAATTAATATTTTCTAAATTTATATCTAATAGTTCTATACCATTATAATCATTATATCCATTACTATCTTCTTTCCCCCTTATACTATGTATATCATGTATAATATCGCAAATTAAGAAAAATTCCAATATATTATTACATTTTAATTTAATTTTATTTTTTTTAAAAAAATCTTCATCTGGAATATTATAGTAGTTTTCACCTCCTATAATTTTTTTTTTACTAATAACACCACCTTTCTTCTTTATAGTAAATCTATATAAATCACTTACACCTTCTTCTGTATTTTCACTATTTGATAATTTTTTTTTTATTATTTCTAAAATATCTAAATCAAAATCTAAAAAAATTTCTAAATTTTTTATATCTTTTTCTTTTTCTATTTTAATATTAGTAATAATTGATTCTATTAATCTTACAAATTTTTGTTTATTATCATCATCTTTAACATAAGACTTAAAAGTTTTATAATTTGTATTTAATAAACTTATAATATCATTAATATTTTGTATATCTTCTATAACATCTTCTTCTATAACTTCTTCATCAGAAGAAGGAGAATACCTTCTTTTTCCTAGTGATGATACTTTTTGTCTATGTGGTGATGATTGTGAACCAAGTGATGATTCTTCTTGTCTAAGTGGTGATGGTGGTACAAAAGTAAATTTTTTTCCTATGTTTGTAGATTCTTGTTCATTATATTGACGTTCATAAGATTGTAGTGTAGCAGGTGTAACTGATACTGGTGTTCCTAATTCTGGTGTAAATACACCTGGTGATCCTAATTCTGGTGTAAATACACCTTGTGTTCCTGGTGATGCTAGTCCTCTTGATGATGGTCCAGATCTTAATGTACTTTGTCTTCTAGATTTTTGCGGAGTACTAGATGGTGTAACAGATGGTGTAACAGATGCTGAAACACTTAGTGTTTGTTGTTGTGAACTTATATCATCATCATCTTTATTTATATTATTATCTTCACTTTTTACAAATTTTTCTTTTATTCCCTTTAAAATATCATTACTTTCATTTAAAGTTTCATTACTTTCATATTTTTTAAAGATATTTTTTAAATAATAAAATAAAAATCTTTCACTAAAATTGTTAAAAAGGGTACTTTTAATAGTATAATCATCATAATAATTTTTTGTATTAAATTCATCAATTGATAAATTATATAAATTATCAAATTGAACTAATTTAGCATTTAAATTATTAATATATAAACTACTAGAATTATCACTCATTATAATATTATTAATACTAAATCTATAATTAATAAAAGATAAATATAATTAAAAATAGTACATTTCTTTAAAAATTTTAAAATTTTAAAAATTATTTTAAAAATAAAAATAAAATTATGAAATGTACTATTTTTAATTATATATATTTATTTATTTTTTTTTATTTTTTGTTTAATTTTCTCTTTCTTTAATATTTCTTTTTCTTTATCTTTATCTTTCTTTAATTTCTCTTTTTGTTTAATTTTCTCTTTCTTTAATTTTTCTTTCTTTAATTTTTCTTTTTCTTTTAATTTTTCCTTTTCTTTATTTAATTTTACTTTCTCTTTCTCTTTCTCTTTCTTTAATTTTTCTTTCTTTAATTTCTCTTTTAATTTTTCTTTTTCTTTTAATTTTTGCTTTTTCAATTTTTCTTTTAATTTTTCCTTTTCTTTATTTAATTTTTCTTTTAATTTTTCTTTCTTTAATTTTAATTTCTCTTTTTTTTTTAATTTTTCTTTATTAAAAAGTTTTTTATATATTTTTTTACCACCACTTTGTATTTCATTTATATTTGTTTTTAATTCTTTAAATATACTAATTTTTAAAATATTATATGCATTAGTATATTCTTGTATATTTAAAGAATCACACTCTTCTTTATTACTTCTCGTTACTACTCCTCTTCCAAATTTATTTTTAAAATTTTCTATTTCTTGTTTAATTATAGATATTTCTTTATTTATTCCTCCAGTTCCTCCAGTAATTAAGTCATTTATATTATCTATTAAATTTTTAATTTTTTTTTTATTTTCAATAAAATTTTTAATTTTTATTTTTATATTTTCAATTTTTTCATTATTGTCTATATTTTTATTACTAATTTGTCTTAAAATTAAATTTTCGTTTTTTTCTAAATCATTTCTATTAGATAATTGAATATTACAATAATTTTCATCATCTGATAGATTACTCTTAATCTCATAATTAATATTTTTATTAAAGTTATTTATACTATTTTCTAATTTAATAAAATCAAATTTTTTTATAAAATTATATTGATTTGTAATTTTTTTTACATCATTATCAATTTTATTTATTAAATTTAATAAATTACTTTGTATTTTATTTATTTCTTGTTTATCTTCATTAGTAGAACACTCTTTACTTTTAAATTCATTAATAGATTTTATTATATTAACTAAATTTTGATCGCATTCAGTAAATATATTATGATAATATTTATTTAAATTATTAGTAAATCTTTCATTATATCTTATATTATATTCATTTATACTTTTTTCTAAACTATTATCATCAATATTATGAATATTTAATAAAAAAATATAACTATTAATAATATTATCAATTTTTTCTTTTATTTCATTTAATACTGAAAAAAATTTTGTTGTATCTTTAATTTTTAAAAATTCTTCATAGTATGCTATTTTTATTTCTATTTCCATTGTATCATAAGTTTTTTCATTATGTTCTATTATATAATAACCATTACTATTTATTTGTCTATTATCATAATATGAATTATTAAAATAATAAAAAGAATTGTTTTTTAATTCTTCTTCATCTTCAGTATGAAAATATTTTAAAATTTCCGTATCTAATGTAAAACATAATTTTATTTTAGTATAATCATCATAAAAAAATATTTCTTTTAAAAAATTATAATTTTTTAAATAATTATTTCTAATTATATCTCTAATATTTTTATCTTTATATAAATTTATATTATTATCATATATAAAATTATAGTTTTTTGATGAATAAAAAATCATAGAATTTTTATTTATATTTTCATATTCATTATGACAAGCAACTACTCCACAAATTTTATCTCCAGTTATAAACAAATTACCTTTATTAGAATCAGTATTAAATAGTTTTGTATTAAAATCAGTTATTTCATTTCCAATACCACCTTTAATTTTTTTTTTTAATTTTTTATTATTATATTTTCTATATCTTCGTACTAATAAATTTCCTCCTTCATGGATAATGTCACCTTCTACTATTTCATCTTCTGTATAAAATTCAGGATGACAAGCAAGATATGATTGTGAATAATCACCTAAAGTTTTAAACATTAATAATATAGAATTACAAATTTTAATTTCTTTTCCATCTTCAAAAGTATTTCTTATAGTATTATAAATATCATCTTCATTATCAGAGACTTTATTATAATTTTCATATATATATTGTTTTAATTTTTTTATACCTAATTTAGGTATTTTAATACTTATAGATTTATTTCCTTTACTTATATTAAAGGTAAATATAATTCCATCATCAGATTTATATGTTTTACGATTCATAATATTTAGTATAATTTTAAAATGATTTACATCTGTAATATCATATTCTTTTGTATCACTATTAATTTTATATTTAACAGTTTTTTCAAGTATAATTTTATAATCTTTTAATTCATTATAAATATTTTGTACATCAGGTATAACTTTATCATTAAATAATTTTAATTCTAGTTCTAATCTTTTTTGATTTGGATATACTAATTCTAGTCCTAATTTTTGTAATGTACTTATAGTATAATAACGTGCTGAATCAATTATTGTTCCAATAGATGGTTTTAATTTTTTTATATAATTAATATGATTATCTGAATTGTTAATATAATTACTAAATTCTCCAATTGTATCAACATATGTATAATTATACTGTGATTCTTCAAATTGTATTTTATTTTTATTTTCTGTTTTATCTACTACTGAAGATGAAGAACCTTCATTTGCGTCTTCCTCTATAGAATCGTTTCTTTTTCTTTTACCTAATAATGCATTTTTAAAATCATAACAGTAAAATTTAAAATATTCTTTACTTTCATATTTTTTTTGTAAAATTTCAAAACATATATTTTCAGGTATTTTTTTTATATTATATATAATTTTTTTTTTTTCATCTTTTTCAATTTGAGATAATCTATATTTATTTTTAAAAAAATCATTTAGACCATCATCTTCATTTAAAATAATATTATCAGGTTCTATATCTAAAAGTTCTATACCATCATAATCTTTATACTTTTGTGTATCACTACTATTTTCAGATGTAGAAGTATCTCTAATACTATGTATATCATGTATAATATCGCAAACAAAAAAAAATTGCAATATATTACTACATTTTAATTTAATTTTATTTAAGCTAAAAAAATCATTTTCACCACCGGTTTTAAATTTTAATATTTTTTGAGTATAACTTTTTTTTTGTAATATATTTTTTATTGTATCTAAAAGGTCTAGATCAAAATAATGTTCTTTTTCTTTTAAAAATTGTAATTTATTATCTATTTGTTCTATAATATTTTTAGAAAATTTAATATTTTTAAAATTATTCTTGAAATCTTCAAATGAAGTTTCTATTAAAAATTCATTTACTTCTATTTTTACTACTGTTTTTGGTGTAATAAATTTATCTACTCGCTCTTCTACTGGTTGTGTATCAACTAGAGATTGTTCTTCTTGTTCTTCTTGTTCTTCTTGTTTTATTCGTTTGCTTTCTCTATCTTTGCTATCTTCTCTTTTTCTTTTATTATGTTTATCTAATGAACTATATTCATTAAAAAACAAATCTTCTTCCTCTTCAAATTCTTTAAATAATATACATTTTAAGTAATTAAATATAAAATAAGTATCACAATAGTCAAATTGAGATAATAAATATTTTTTATCAGAATTATAATTAAATTCTTCAATTGATAAATTAAAATAAGTATCAAATTTTACTAATTCAGTATTTATATTATTATCATTATTAAATAAATAAAATAAATTATAATCTTGTGTATTCATAGTTTATTTATAATATTAATAATACTAAATCTATAATTAATAAAAGATAAATATAATTAAAAATAGTACATTTCTTTAAAAATTTTAAAATTTTAAAAATTATTTTAAAAATAAAAATAAAATTATGAAATGTACTATTTTTTAAATTTTTTTAATTTTTTTCCACCATTATAACTATCTTGTCTACCAGGAGTTTTTGGTGTTTCTGATCTATTTATAGGAGAAGGAGATGGTGAAAAATTTAATTCAGAAGAAATAGAAGAAACATTTGAAGGAGTTCTACCAGGAGTTATAGGAGTTCTTGAGCGTGAAACTGATCTATGTAAAGAAGATATTTGTGAAGGAGATCTTGATCGTGAAACTGATCTATATAAAGAAGATATTTGTGAAGGAGATCTTGAAAGTGAAAGTGATCTTTGTGAAGAAGATCTTGAGCGTGATCGAGATCTTTGTGAAGAAGTTCTTCGTGAAGAAGATCTTTGTGAAGAAGATCTTCGTGAAGAAGATCTTGAGCGTGAACGAGATCTTTGTGGAGGAGTTCTTTGTGAAGAAGTTCTTCGTGAAGAAGATCTTGAGTGTGAACGAGATCTTTGTGAAGAATTATATGAAGGAGATGAAGAACTACCTGCAAAATATTTAGTTTTTTTATTTTTTTTACGACCACCACTTTTATTCATTTCTTCTTCAATAACATCTAATTCTTTATTAATAGTAAATTGTAAATTACTTAATTTGTTTTCTAATTCTTCTAAATATTTTTTTAATTGAACATTAGTATGTATGAATAGTTTTTTTAAAATAATAAAATTATTTTTTTTCATTTCTTCATCATTCAGTTCTCTTCTAATTTTAGCAAATTTTTGTTTTAATATATATAAACTGGAACTATGATTATTACTAAGTTCATTAGTATAATAATTAATAAGTTCTTGATATTCTCTAGATAATGAATTTTCATCATAATTATAATTAATAGAGTTAAATTTAGAAGAATATGTTTGTAATAATTGATTTAATTCATTATTAAGACGAATTATTTGATTATTAGACTGTGATAATATATTATTATCAGATTGAGGATAATTATTATGTGATTGAGGAGAATTATTATGAGATTGAGAAGAATTATTTTTTCTAAATCCTAATGCTTTACCTAAACCCCAAAATCCAGCTTTTTTTTTACTATTATTATATTTTTTAATCATAACTCTATATAATAAAATTAAAATAATTATTCATTATCATCAGAATTATATAAATTATTTTTTTCATTTTCACCTGAATCACCAGTTTCATCATATTTATTTTTTCTATAAATTAAATTATCATAAATTTTATATTTATATTCATCAATAAAATCAAAATTTTCAATATAATTAAAAAGTTTATTTTTAAATTCAGGAGAATTTTTAAAAATAGTATCATCATAATTAGTAAATTTTTCAGTATTATTAGTATCTAAACTAATAGTTTTAAAAGCATTTAAAGCATTTCTAATATCATTATCGGATTTATTTTTACAAGCGGATCTATCTTTTTTACAAGTATATACAATCCAATCTTCAACTAAATTCCACATAGCTTGTTGATTACATAAGAAAGGACCACCAGAACCGAAACAACCTAAAACGGAATCAATCCATCTAAAAGGTATTTTAGAACCTTTAAATAATCCAATAGAACTCCAAACCCAACTAGCGGGCCACCATCCAAACATTTTTTTAAAAAAATATAATAAAATAATAACACCAAGAAGACACATAAATCCTAAGAAACCGATGTAAATAATATAAATATGTATTCTTTTAAAATAAAAATCTAAAGGTTTCATAATAAAAGGTCCAGGGAAATTGTTCCAAATGAATCTTTTAACAGTTAAATAATCAAAAAATAATAATAAATACCAAAAGATTAACAAAAGAATACCAACAATAATAATAATAACAAATAATGTGAAAGCATAATAAATCATTTCAAAAGGATTACCACTAGTAAAAATTTTCAATCCATTTAAAAGAAAAGAAGAAATATTAAAACTCCCATCATTATCATTATAAAAAACTTTATTTTTTAATTTATTTAATTTATTATCTAAACAAATATTTTTTTTATTATCATCATTATTAGCATCTTTAATACATTTTTTAAAATCATGGTCAATTTTTCTTTTTTCAGTATGAAAATGTTTAGGGAAAATATCGTGATCAATATAAGCGGGATTAATTTCAATAAATTTCATAATAAATAAAATTAAGTATCTTTTAATATACCATTATATTTTAAAATTCCATCATTTTGAATATCAAAATTATGAACAAGTAAATCATTTTTAAGATTATTATTTTGAATATAATTAAAAGCATATTTAGTATATAAATCAATAAAATCTTGATAAATATCTAAATCATTAATATTTAATTTATTAAAAATTAAATCTAAATCTCTATAAAAATTATTATTATTAATCATAATTATAATTATAAAAAGAAGTGAAATAAAAAAAATCAATTTTTTATAAAAATAGTATAATAAATAAATTTATATAAAATTAGTATAAATAATAAATATATGAATATAGAGAATAAAAATTCAAAATCACCAAAATATTATGGTAAATTAGCATGTAATTATAAATTAAATGATACAGAAATAGGATATGATAAAGATATATGGCAAGTAGCATATAAAAATAATAGATATGTGTGGATAAGACAAACAGAAGATGTATTAGAAATGAATAATTTAAATAATAAAAATAAATATATAGAAATAGAAAATAAAGAATTAAATAAAGACAAGAAAAAGAAGAAATATACACAATATAATGAATTTTTAGAAATAAAAATGAAAGAATTAAAAGGAACAGAGACACAATTTACACCAAAAGAATTATTTAGTTTTGCAGTAAAAGAATGGCATACAATTAAAAATGATAAAGAGAAACTAAATAATTATTTATATAAAAAATAATAAAAAAATGATTAATTTATAAATATATAAATAATATTTATATAAATATAAATATATATAAAATGCAAGAAATTAAATTGAATTATAACAAACATATTGTTTTAATAGATAGTAGTTATTATGTATTTTATAGATATTTTGCGACATATAAATGGTATAGTCTGCAAAAAAAAGAGTTTAATGAAAAAGATTTTGAGACAGCATTTTTAAAACATATGGAATCAGATATAAATAAAATAACAAAGAAATGGAAAACTGAAAAAAATAATTTATTATTTTGTATGGATTGTCCAAGATCAAAAATATGGAGAAATGATATATATAAAGAATATAAAATAACAAGACAACAAAATCAAAATTTTAATCAAAATATATTTAATGTATTTCATGATTATATAATTAAAAAGGAATTAAAAAGCATTAATATTGATAGATTAGAAGCAGATGATATAGTATATTTAATTCATAAGAAAATTAATAATGATATAAATAAAATAATAATAATAACAAATGATAACGATTATTTACAATTAATAAATGATAATACAGAAGTAATAAATATGCAATTTAAAAATATAAAAGATAGAACAAAATGTACAGATGGATTAAGTAATTTATATTATAAAGCATTAGTAGGAGACAAGAGTGATAATATACCAAAAATATCAAATATATTTAATAAAGAAAAAGCATTACAATTATCATGTCTAACAAAAAAAGATTTAGAATCTTGGTTAATAGAAAATAATATATATGATAAATTTAAATTTAATTTAAATTTAATATCATTTGATTATATACCAGAAAATCATAAAATAGAATTTAATAATAAATATAAATTTTAAGAAGTGATATTATCATAAAAATTTTGAACTTGTTTATTAATAATAAAAGCTTCTTTATCTAAATTAATTAATTTAATATTATTTAAAGTTTTAGCTCTTGATAAAGCAGTATATAATTGTCCAGGTGCAAAATTATTATTACTAGCATCAATTTCAACAGCATCAAGTGTAGAACCTTGACATTTATGTATAGAAATAGCATAAGCTAAAGTAATAGGCATAAATAAAGTAAATAAACTTGTGTTATAATCCTCTTCTCTATAATAATTAATTTTATGTATTTTTTTATCTTTATCAGAAATTAAAACATAATTTGAATTTAAATTAACAATAGTTCCAATAGTTCCATTAACTAATCCGTCTTCAATATTAATATTTCTAGTAATCATAATTTGTGCATTAATAATTAATTTAACATCATTATTTTCATAATTTTTTTTACTATTACTATATGATTTATAACAATAAATTGGATTTAAATCTTTACTATTAGAACTTGTATTATTATTATCATCTAATTGAACAGTAGGATGACAAATAATAATATTATCAGACATATGTTCAGTAAATTTTTCAGATAATAAATCTAAATTATTATTTTTACAATATTGAATATTAAAATAATTTGTATTAATTTTATCAACATCATTATTTAAACAATATAATTTAGTAGGTGTAATATTTTCAAATTTAGTATTTTCTAATTTTAATAATTCATTATATATATTTTTAGTTATTTTACCAATTCTTATTTTTGATAATATTTTTTGAAATAACATATCATCAGATTGACGATAAACTTTATCTAATTGTATAATTTTTAAATTTAATTTATTCCATATTTTAGATTGAAAACAATATAAACCATTAATTGGTGGAAGTTGACAAAAATCACCAATTAATATTAATCTTATATTACCAAAAGGTAAATTATTTTTTTTAATTTTAGATAAATATAGAGATATTTTTTCAAAAAGTTCTAAATCCATCATGGAAATTTCATCAATAATTAAAATTTCTAAATTTAATAGTGTATTATAAATTTTTTTTTTTTTAGTAACTAAATTATTATATAATTCATCCACATTTTTTTTACCAATACCAATACCTAAGAATGAATGTAAAGTTTGTCCATTAATTAATTTAGATGCAATTCCTGTTAAACCTGTAATACCATATGTATTATTATTTTCATTTAAATATTCAATAATATTTTTTAATGTATATGATTTACCAACACCTGGTGGTCCAGTAATAAATATAGAATAACCATTTTTAACAGAATCTAAAGCTTGTAATTGTTTTAAATTAAGCATATAATAGTGTAGGTATTATTTATATAAGACAATCATTTTTTATATAATTAAAATGAATAGTTATTTACCTGTTTATCTAAAAAAATATGAAAATATAGAAATATGTCCTAGATGTTCGAATAATTTAATAAAAAAAAAAATATTATCATATTCATATCTTGATGAGTGTAAAAAATGTACAAAATCATCAATGTATGGTTTATATCATATAAATTCAATGAATAATAATAATTTAATATATAATAATGAGACAGATATATGTCGTTGTAAAACAAGATATATATATAAATATGATATAATATGTAATAAATGTTGTCATTGTGATATATGTAATAATGAATTAAGTTATAAAGATTTATATAAAATAGAAAATATAAATGATAAACATATATGTTCAATGTGTTTTTATAATAATAAACATAATAATATTAATGAAAATATTAATTATTAATAATTTTATTTATCCAAATGTACTTTCTCCATTATAAGTTATATATAAAAAACCATCTCTATCTCTATGTTCATTATATATTATTGATAATTTACTAGCGGTTGGTGGTAAAATATTATTTACAAATATAAATATTGCTTTATCAGATTTTAATTTAATTCTTTTTCTAATAATATGTATAAATTGTCCAACAGTTAAATCATGAGGAACTAAAAATTTATGTTTATCAATATCTTCTAAAATACAATTATCAGCTTTTTTAACAATAACAGGATATCTATCAGGATATTTTTTACGTACTCTTGTTGATTCTTCTAATCTTACTTTAAAATCAACTGAACTATATTCATATTTATATTTTGACATATATATTATTATTATTCTTATGTATTATAAGATAATATTTATTTTTATATAAATAAATATGATATATTAATATATAAATTATATATGAATATTAATACTCTAAACAATAGTAATAATATATATATTGATAATTTTTTAGATTTAAATAAAGATTTAAATATTGAATTAAAATATATATATGATGATAATTTA